GTTTCGCTGGGTGACGTTTTGGTCACAATTTGACCCCACCACACTCCGTTTGGCACGCTTTATGCATCGCTACCGGTCTTCATGTCGTGGCAGTCCTTGCACAATGTCTGCATGTTCTCATTGGTATCTGGACCGCCCAGATGTAGTGGTTCAATGTGATCTGCCTTGAGTGTTTTTGTGGTTCCGAATGTTCCGCACTGAACACACCTCCAGCCATCCCGCTCAAACACTTGCTCTCTACGTTTCTGTAGCGTGGACCCGCGTTGCCGTGGTGTTGGCTTAATGAGTGGCTGGTGCTGCTTCGATAGTCTGGGCATCAGGATGCATCCTTCGTCGGCTCTCTTGAGACATGCACCCAGCCACCCCCCAGCCACTCGCCTTCAACACCCGCATCCGTGTCCTCGTTGGTTACGTCCCACAATGCCCAACGTGGGGAATCTACAATGGAAGAAACCGCCGCATTATTGTCAAACGATATCTGATTGTTGTTACTACCGGAGACAGTAATGCTCGCACTTTCAATGACCTGCAGATCAGCACCACTCTTCCGTTGAATGACAATCCGCAGTGTTTTCCCAGACAAATCGAGTTCGCTGCCATTGGCATCCACAATGGCGATTGGCCCAATCGTTCGCACTTCCTTAAGTTTGAGTTCAATGTTCAGGTCCGCACCTCGCTGGTCTTGAGACAACTGCAGGGGAGTGACTGTGATCGATCCAGCGGACGACTTCACCTCCTCAAGAGAAGCAGCGAAGGTATCTCCGGCATCGCTCGGTTCCGTCGCATCGGAGAACATGATCGCCTTAAAGAACCCCAGGATCGTGTTTACACCAGTTCCGGTGAACGCACCGATCCGGTTGAGGATCGTGGCCTGATTTGCACTCGTGGCCAGACCAGCTTGGATCTCACTGATCGGATGAGCGTGCTGCGGCAAGATCACGAACTCCTCGTCACCCGTCGGTATCTCAGTCAACGGCTCTTGCAGTGTGATAACACCATCGGTCTGCACGTAGGTGTCAATCGGTCGTGCTTCACCCTCAAGTCCGTTGCTGACAAACACCAGAATCATGTGATCATATTGCCCGTCTGGTGCCGTCAAGTTGGTCTGAAATTGTGTCACGGTATTCCCCGCGTCGGCAACTGCAGTGCCATCGGTCACGGCTTGAGTTTTTAGCATCTGCCAGAACGCACGCTCGATTGTCCCGGCTGTGCCTTTGGTTAATGCGGTGCTAAGGAAGGCAGTGCCTATCGCCGCAGTCGCCGCCGTCGTCAATGACCGCTCGCTGCTCTGCCAGTCATAACTCACCAACGGATATTCATCCCCAATCAAATACCCACTGTCGCCGCCATCCGTCCACGTCCCATACACCTTCACACTGGGAGCACCACTCGCCACGGCAGCATCAGGCACGCTCACCAGATACTCACCACCACCAGCATTGTAGATGTTGCCGTCAGTGTGGGCGTCGTCAGGATCGGTATCGAGTGCGTTTTCAGTCACGGTGACATCAGCAGCACCCGCCCGCTTGACGACCAGTGATTGAATATCCGCAATCTCTAGGTCGGTTTTGAATGTGCTGTAATCATCCTGGACAGCCACGCACCGCAACCGTTGATCTGTGCTACCCGCTTGAATCGGCGTACTCATACCAAACCTCCTGATAGCCTACGACGACGCATGAGCAGTTGTGGGACGATGGATTGCCGGTGTCCATAACTGCCATTCACCAATCGCCGTTGAGGAAGATCCTGCTGTTGCTGTTATCAAGATCCTCCAATAACGACCGCTAGCCGAAGAATCGTGCAGGATCGATTGCAACTGTGTATTGGGCCAAGTGTATCCTGCCTCTGAGTGTACCGTTGTCCAATCAGCATCGTTGTTACTGACCTGAATCTCAAAATCCCGTGGCTCGCGTGAGTCGTTACGTCTCATTGCAATGCGAGACTCTCCAATCGCCACCGATTCCCCAAAATCTATTTTTATCCAAAACGGAGAACTATTATTGCTAATCCAACAATCCGAGTCTCCAAGAGATCCATCGAACGCTTTCCAAGCTGCGAAGGTTGTTAAGGTTCCACTTGCAGAGACTGATTGAATCCCAGATGTGCTACTGGAAAACGTGTTGCTGGCTTTTTCACTCGCCAGCAGATTGAAACTTCGCCCGCCGTTGTAGATTTGGGAGATTTCGTCGGCGGTGAGTACGCGGTTGTAGATAAACACCCCGTCGATCAATCCGTCAAAGCATTTATCAGTAGGATGTGTGCCACGCGTATCGCCAATAGTGACAGGGTAGTCGTTCAGGATCATTGAGTTGCCAAAACCGTTTGACCCCACCAAGACCCCATTTAAGTAGCATTTAACAACAGTGCTTACACCAGTTTTTTCAAACGACGCACACAACAGATTCCAGTCAGATATAACTGGAAGCGTAAAGTTTATAATTGTGTAACTAGGATTAGCCACGTAAAAACGACTTGCAGAAGCACTTAGATCCATTGCCCACGCCGTAACAGACCCGTACCGTTTTGCAATGATTCCATCATAACTATACGACGAATAAGGCTTAATCCACACACCCACCGTAATTACGTCAGGCGAATCGATATCTGCTGTCGTAACGTATTGATTGTCGACCGCCGGATCAAATTCCAACGCCCGCACGCCACCACTATCAGTATCCGCAACCCAATCAGTCGCCGCGTCCATATTCGTCAGCGTGCCATTGTTGCCGTTGCCGGACAGATCCGTCAGCGTTGTTGTGCCATTGCCGCTGGTGTCGAGAGACGGACACCACCAGCCCTGCAAACCATCAGAAAGAGCCATCACTCACCCTCCGCAGGATACGTCTCAGGATACTCCCGCACCGTCGCAATCTCCGCCTCAATCGCAGCGAGCGACAGATCGTATGTGTCCTGATTCTTCAACGCCTGCAACCGAGCAACCGCCGTGTTGTGAGGAGCTGCCAACGCCTGTTCCGCTGCAATGGCTGTGTCGAGGGCATCCACCTTGGCCTGTCGATCAATCACTGCCTGCACTGCCGCAGCGTCAACGCCCGCGTATTTGTAACCGCCTCCCAACTCCACAACCGCCGCAAAATCCGCCGACGATGGCATGCCTGGCTGATCAGCAAATGTTGTCACCATCCCCAGAAACGGCTTGGCATAGGTCGAGTCTGTGGTGTCCCAGATGATGTTCGTGGGATTGGTGATGTGCGACAACCAAGTTCGAATCGCTGACTCCTCCGCATCAGTTCCCGCCGCGACGATCGCTGACTGCATGTTAAGGATCGTGCCCGTCCATTTTTCGTCACTGGCATTGACGATCAGTTTGGTGAGCATGCCCCGCATGTTCAGCAGGAACACGAGATCAGCACGATTGATCGGCTTGTTTGTCACACCGCTATCATTCAGTTGCGAAGCAATCGTTGCCGCCGAATCACCCGCGTCGACAAACGCGGCAATGTCACTATATTTCAAACTCATTACGTCAACTCCTCCGCTGATTGATGCTCACCCGACCGCTTCAAAATCTGGTCAATGTCTTTCATCACTTCCATGTTGTCTCGCATGACCGCTGTATTAGATTTGATGGTGTCGTTGCTGTTGTTGATGATGTCGACAAGCTCACCTCGCACCCATTGTTCAAGTTCGTCGATGCGGTCATCTGTCTTCTGTTGCCGTTTGGACGAGTGCCACACAAAAAAGCAGCAGAGTGCCGCTGGCAACCCCACCGTGCCAATGAAATTTCCAACTTCGTCAATCACGGCTGCGTCTTTCTATTCTTGGTCACTTCGGTTGTATTGTGAGGCACTTCGGACTTTCACCGCTCCACTGTGATTGCGAATTCGATCACGAGTCGTATTCACGCCCTGGCACCTCGACAGGATTTATGGAGATGTTTCCTTAAAATAATCCTCAATCCGACCGAGACCGATCTCGACAGTTTCATCGGAATTCGCAGGTTGCACAATGGGCGCGGGTGACTGACTCAGCAGATAACCCACAAGGCCAGCACCCGGAATCGCCGCTCCTAGCAATGCAGCCAGCAACGGTCCCAGTGACGACGATTGTGACCCAGACACCACAATCGGCGTTGGGTTGGTCACGTCGCCCAGAATGGTCTGCTGATTCCCCATCTCATCGGTCTCAGATTCGTCACTGTCCCAAAGGGCTTTGCGTGTCCAAGCTGACTCCGCCTTCCGGTTCAGCATCTGTTCTTGGTGTGTGTCCTGAATCGCCTGATTCGCCATGATCCCGCTCCACTGTTTCAGCCGCCCCATCCGGTCCAAATACTTCACTACTCGATTGCGATCCGGTGAGTTCGTTTGTGATTCGGTCGAGTTCGTCATGGTCACCTGTTGCGGTTGCATCGATCAGGCGTGAGAGTCGATCACTCGATCGCTCTCTTGCCTGTCGATTCTCTTTGAGGATACGGCTCAGCGTTTCCTCAAGACTCATTACGGTCCAGCCTGAGTGGTGGGTGATGCGATTGGAGTGGCAATCACGCCCGATGTGGCGCGTGACTCCACAGCACCCAGCTCATCAAAGTTGCGAGCCGCAGCAGACTGCAACACGCCCAACGCAGTGGTCGAAATGTTGCGTCCATCGCGGTTGTTGGCCTGGATGTTGCCAACGCTTTCGAGTTGCAACTGGGCAGCCACATTGGAAGGAAGATCGATAGGTTCTGGCATCTCACATTCTCCATTTGTTGGAGGTTCTAAAGTCAAAACGCCGTCACCAATGACGGCGTCGTTTGTTTCGTCAGTCGGCATTTTTAGTCAACTTGCGGACATCGAGAATCACAGGCTCGTCTGGTCGATAAATTTCGTCATCGATAATGTTCGTGCCGTCCACAATCAGAAAACGCCTTGATGGCAGCGAGGGAGACGGCAACGGGTGCGCTTGCAAGTAGGCAGCAATTGCCGCCCTCAGCTCAATCTCCGATGGACACGTTCCCGCCTCTCCATTCGCTCCTGCTGGTCCAACTGGACCGGTGTATCCGCGTTCTCCTCGATCGCCCTTGTCGCCCTTCAGTTTGTCTCCATATTTGACATACAATGCATCTGCCAACCGCTCATAATCTACAACTGGTTTTCCTGGTGCTTGCGTCGGTTTCGGCTCTGGTAGCGGTTCCTGCAAAGGTCTTGGTGCTAACGGTTGAACGCGATATTGCGGCGGGTCAATTACAACGCGCGCGCGAGCCGGCGCCACGGGTGTGACTCGGTATCGAGGTGGGCTGCAATATCCTTGAGGGCAATTCGTTCGCATCCAGTGGCACAAATTCGTAGTTGTCCAAACAGTGTCGCCGCATCGCGGATTGTTTGCTGAGTTGACGATGGCGACCAAATACCCTTGCTGTGTGACAATGGCACCGCCCGAATCACCGATGCACACATTGTGAGAGCAGTGATATCGATTGCGTTCCTCATGCTTGACTCGCCTGGCCAACACGGGACCACCCAAGCGACACCCCACCAGCACCGTTCCGTCAGCAGCGTTGAATTCCTCACTTAGGTAGTAGTTGCTTTTTGATCTCATGCCGCGAATGGCCAAAACGGCGATGTCGTTGCCGTTGCCGTATTCCTTCGCGATCACCTTGGCCCGATGCGTAGAGACTCGATCACACACCGTCACAGTGGCTGCGTCACCCACGACATGAGCCGCTGTGAGCAGATAACCGAACTCATCATCGTTTCCAATAGATACGCACGTTCCTTCACCACGTGCGTTGTCGCGCTGGACCTCAACCTTGTAAACCTGAGCAGGCAGCGAGACACAGAGCAATAGTAAGGCGATGAGTGTTTTCATTTATCAAGATCCCTTGTCATTCTGAATCACAAATCGGCTCTGCATCCGCCCCGACGTAATCACATACACAAACGAATCCGGCACCTCGCAGCCATCAACGAACCGCCCCTGACCGTCGTACTGGGCGATGAACTTCACCGAGCACGGCACAACGGATTCGATGTATCTTTCCACCAACCGCATCTCAGATTGATTCACGGCGGGATAAGCTGCCACGATATTCAGCGTCGAATTCGTCTTGTCGCCGTCTGATTCCGGAGTCTGTGACAGTGGCCGGATATGCGAACGGTGCAACCCGCTGCCGCGATACTTTGCCAGCGTGAAATCGATCGCCGGGTGATTCTTCCAAGCCCGCCTGCGAGAGTGCGGTCCTGCAACATCCCGCTCAGTCAGCTCAAAATACACACTCTGCAACTGTCCGTTTTCCACGGTGGTCGAGTAGAGTATTCCGCCGCTTTTCGTGGGCGTGACGATCTCCTCGGCTGAGACAGGCAGGCAGAAAACGAGCAGGCAAAAGCCAGCCAGCATGAGGTTGCGGACCGTCTTCTGAAATTCGTCGAACACAGGCAAGCCCAGCCTGGCAATTGCTGAAACCGCGAAGCAATCTGCGCTAACAATCGGCGTGTAACTTCCCCACTTGAGTCGCAAAAACATCACCTGCCCCCCAGGAAAGACCACCAACCCGCAGCACGTACGGCCGCGTACATTGCTCGGCACTTCCATTCGGGAACGTCGGAGATTCGCAGCAATTCGCGAAACACCGCGTCACCGATATTTCTCAGCCCCAAGCTATTGTGACGCTTGGCCTCAGTGCAAAAGTAATCATGCACAGTTGCGGCGAGTTGATACTGGCCTCTCATGGGATGCCCAGCAACTAGCCACAACCAGCGTGGAATCGATGCCCCGTTGGTCACGTAACCATTGTCGGGATGTCCGGGGATGGCGATATCGACCACACCACCAATCTGCACATGCAGCGTCTTCAGCAGTCGGTACAAATCACCCTCACGCGGATCTGTCCCAATCCACTTCAGCTCGAGATCGCCGTTGATGATGGTGTTCATTTTGTGAAGGCACAAAAAAAAGCGGTCCGTCCCACTGGCGAAGCCAGTTGTTTGTCATGTTGGATTATGAACTCCAACGATTCGACTGTCTAGGCTATTTTATTTTAGCGGCTGATAATCCGTAGTCTTCCCTGAGTTCATTACATCCACTTCGAACGGAGAAGAATCCAGCAGTCCCGGTAGCACTTCTCGCCTAATGGCCCAGGACCATTCACGTAAGCAATGCCGAAACTGTTAAACATGTTTCGCTCTCGCTGAATCGCATCTTCCACAATCCGCTCGATGTACTGCTGCACGTGCGGTTCCAATTCTTCCCAGAATTCAAACAGCCACTTCACGTGGTCACTCACAGCGATTGTTCGACGCCCCAAGTAATATGCCGTTGCTGACATAATCAGATCATCTCGCCTTTGTTCACTCAGCTTCATACCTCAATCCCTCGTAAGACCTTTATTTCCGACGTGGCTTCATCTCATGCGAAACCCACGTCCGTAAAATCGACTCGATACAGTCCCAGTGCTTGGGCCGCCACAGGGCCACGCAAAGACAATCGTTGACTACACAGCCACCGAATTTGGAACGCTTGTGAATATTCTTAAACTCCTCAACAGTGCAGCCTGCGAACGCTGCCAGCCACTCCCATTGTTCCTTTGTTGCTGATCGGGTTGCGTTCTTCAGTTCTGCAACAATCACGCATCCATTGCGTGCCATTGTGATGTCTGGGTAACCATCATCACCGGTGTACGCAGTACGGTATCCCTTGGCTGTTAAAGCTGGGCGAAAGTGAACACGCATCCAACCACAGGCACCTGCGAGTTCCAGCGTTGCTGACTGAAGTTCTGATTCAGTCATGCGAGGCTTGGAGACTGGTGTGATTGGGTAACGCACTGGACTTATCCTTTCGCTGCTAACTGCTGAACCAGTTCGTCCACCTCTGAGAGATAGTCTGCATCCGGTTTTGTGTAGTTCTCGCTCTGCTGAGACAGTTTTCGTAATGTGTCACCAACATGCTTACGACGAGCGTTTTCTTTGGCTGTACGGATAATCGCGTCATACATCGATTCACCTTTCGACCTTTCGATGCCTGCGTGCGACCGCACCCACAAATCAATCTTGCTGGCTTCCTTTGATTTGTCGGCACACATCGTCAGTAGCTCTCGAAATCGCTCACTAACGCAATCATGTGAGTCCAATCGTTGCTCACCCGTTGCCATCATTGCACCAACTGCCATGAACAGGACCGCTTCCTCCCGTGCTGTGCGACGTTCGCGTCTGTTCGATAAACCGTTCATCTTCAGTCGGTAACTTTCCGTAGTCGCTGACACCTCTGAGATAACACCCGTGCATCTGAGGTTGACGTGCCTATGTGGTTTGTTGTTCGTTGGTAGTGCTAAGTCGTGCCATGTTTCATTGGATTCTCAACGTGCCCTCCTACCCCGCAGATTGTTTTGTGTCGACTGCGAACTCAGTGGCTAATTCCTCACGACATGCACGTCTTGTGTTCAACACTACCCTGATATTCTTCCGGCGAGGCATACGGAGCACATCGCCACTCAGTTCTCTCTGACCTCTCATTTGGTACTCCCGGTCTGTTTTCCTCCTCCGGGCCCCAAATGGTTTGTCAGCCTTCCCTCCCACTCGTTCGAATCGGTCCAGGTTGTCGACAGTGACGAACTGTCAGCAGCAAACAAGTGGGTGGTGCTGCCTGCATACGTCGATGGGCATCTAATCCGGTCTGATCTCCACTTGATCATTGGTCACCAACAGAATGAATCCGACACGAAAGAACTGCATTGACTGGGCTGTCTTGCTGTACACGGAATCAAACGTCGCGTCCTTGCGGACAACGCATGGCTCGAATGCCTTGTCACCAACTCGCTTAACCATTGCCTTGGTTCCTTTCTTGATGAAGTACACCGGCTTTGATGGTGTTGGCTTCGCACCTGGATACACCGTTTCCGTGCGTTTGCGTTGTTGTTCGCTTCCGGTCCAGTCCGTCATTGTGATCTCAGTTAGAATGGTGCGATCTGCTGAATTCGTCGATATCCATTAACATTACCAGTGCGTCGAATTGAGCATTGGAGTCAGGATTGCGAATGCCTGCCTGCAGTGCCGCGATGATTGTGCCTACTGACCTGTCGCCACCATCAATGGCGTCCATGTCACTAACGTTTTTCTTTGCTTTTTCAAGTTTTTCTTGGAATGCGTGCTCGCTCAAAACGGGACCTCCTCAGTTACGACACCATGACGCTTAGTCATTCGTGCCTCGACTTGTTGTTTGCCACCTTCCATCATCGCAATGTTCTGTTGCAGCTCCGGTCGGTCCAGGTTTTCCTTCATCCATCTCACATAGCCGCTCGGAATCTCGCTAAGCTTCTTTCCAGCGTGCTTGCCGAACGTGACGATGTAGTCTTTGCCAGTGCCGCTCCTCATCTTGGTGATCACAGCACCGGCCTGCTTCTTCGTGTAGCCTGTCGCTGTCTCCGCCTTGACTCCGAGTTTCATCAGCAGATTGACCTGCTTCTGACTCGCCATGTCACGCGTTGGCTGATAGTCCGTGAAGGGATCGAACTGACCACCACCAAACAAATCGACATCGTGCGCTGAGTATTCACCCGACTCCGCATAGGTCCGTGTCTCCAGTCGTTGCCGTCTGCGTTCTTCTGCCCGCTTCTCTTTCTCTTCGCGGGCCTGCTTGGCTTTCTCGAACAACTCCTGCATGTCGACCGCTTCATCTGACTGGCGAGCCATCTGAACCGCCATCGACACGTCAGCTTCGACCGTTTCACCAGCGAGGCAATCAGCCACACTGACGAGCTTGTGACGTCCACTGTTCCCCACGAAATCAAGCACCGTGCAATAAGGCTTAACACTCGCAGCGATCGCAGCACGACGATCAATGGCAGTTACTGGACCGTCCACCGTTCCAGGCAATGGGCGAGTGCCTCTGCCAATAATCTGACAATTGCCAACAATGCAGACTTTTCCATTACGTCGTGTGACAAGAGTTCCAAGTTGTGATTGCACACACCAAACATCCTCGGCACTCCAAGTCTCCACTTGAAACACTGGTCGGTCCTTTGAGTTGCATCCACCAATTGCTTTCCAGCAATTCTTTTTCAAGTGCAGCTTGAAAAGCGGGTTCTTTCCATGGTTCGGGTACGTTGCCATGTTGCAAGACCAACCACGACGAACTGCTAAGCTTTGAATCCTCTCGGCAAATGTCTTGTTCCCAGTTGAGATGTGATAGCTTGCTCGCTTCCAGTCCACGTTCTTCGGCTGCTTGTCCCCATCTCCCAAGTGAATCGCATGCAGTAACACGTCAAACTGTTCTTCAGTCACAGCGTCAAGAGACTCTGCAAAGTCTTTACTCATGAATGGTTCTAGCTTGCCCCAACCAGTCAGATGTTTGTCGGTGCCGCGTGGCTTGCCGTGAGATATTGTCCATATCACAGCATCTGATGTGGCATTAAACGATGTCTGTCGCTCCTTAGTTGACTTTGTGAACTTGAATCGACATCCACTAAGCATTGCGTCAATGTCATTGACCCATGGTTGATGCTCACCTTGAGTGATAGTGATTTGCTTGGTGTATTTATTGATTGTCCCATCAGTCATCACCCACCCAATGAATCGCAGTTCATCGTCAGACAATGGGACTCCATCGCTATCCTGGACACCTGACACAGGCACTCGAAATGTATCTACAGTGCGCGCTGCGTCTATCGCCTTCGTCCTTGTCCATGGTGTCCAAATGCGTTTCCGCCCACGCCTCGTTTTAATCAGCATGTCGTGATTGTCAGTCACGCGAATATCTAAGTGTGGACTTTGATATGAAACAAATCGCTCATTCGGAAATGCTGACCTTCGAATCTTTCCAATTACCTCACACCACTGAACCCTGCCGCTCAATGGATTCATTGATGCGACTTGAGCAATCTGGTGAAGATCACCAATGCCTTTCCAGCCATCTGGAGTCAGTATTTCAGTCTTGCTATCGAGACAGTACAGACTCTCTGATTTCGTCGGTCGAGCATTGGCCACAATCGCTGTGTCTGGTGCGTCAAAGCCCTCCGTAGCGACCATGCAATTCACCAAAACCTGCGTTTCTTTGTTCTTGTACCGCTCGACAATCCGTTTCCGTTCATCTTTGTCTGTGCCACCGACAATCAGTTCCGCCGTCGCACCGTGACGATTGAACGATGCTGTGAAATGCTTGGCTGGCTCGACTCCCGGCGCGAAAAACAGCACCTGTTGCCCGTTGGCTTCCTTGAGTGTCGGATACACAATCTCATGCAGTGTCTGTTCTTCGTCCGCTGTCAGCTCCAAAAAAGCTCTCGACAATTCCCCGTCTGCCAGATCACCGCCTGCTTTGGTTCCAACGCCACTGATATCAAGATGCTCACATTCCACAAACCGCTGACGAATCGGACACAACCACCCCTCATTGATGCCCGTCAACAGGTCCATCTCATAGGCGACCGAATCAAACACATTGTGCAGCCCCACACCGTCCGCACGCTTAGGAGTTGCTGTCACGCCCAGAACGTTCAAATCCGGGTTGCCAGTCATGAAGTGCTTGAGGATGCGGCGGTAACTGGTCGCCGATGCGTGATGCGATTCATCAATAATCACAGCACCAAAGTCGAGCGGATTCAGCTTGGTCATCCGATAGACTTTGCCGCTGCCTTTGCACTTGCCACAGTCACCGCCACCGCCACTGCACCAGTCACACTTACGAGTCGAGTTCAGCGTTTGCACAGTCGAGACCACAACATCTGTCCCTTTTGGGCAGAGTTGCGAACCCATCTCGATACCGGCAGTCAGACCCGCCCGCTTAGCATGTCCGACCGCCTGAGTGATTAATTCCGTGCGATGTGCAATGACGAGAACTCTAGCCACGACAAACGTCCTCCATGATCGCTGTAAAAATCACGCTTTTTCCAAGACCAGTTGCAAGACATGCCAGCGTCACGCGATTGCCCATAGCCCAGTGTTCATGAACTGACTTGCGGCACTCTAACTGATACGGTCGCAATGTCACCTCTTCCGATGCCTTGATGTCTTCCACAACGGGTGAATCGTCCAGCTCTGCAAACAGACTCATTGTCATTTCGCCACCTCCGTTTGCAGATGGTTTTTGCGTCCATGTGGGAAGTATCCCCAACCTTTGCAACGGTCGCACTTGTCACCGTGGCAATATGGACAAACAACATGGAACCGGGCCTGATGCAACTCGTCCTTGATGTCTTTGATGGCCTTGTCAATCACCTGCGGATTGACCATCTCGCAGCCTGGACGCTCGGCAAACTCCAGCAGCTCCCGCTTCAATTCGTCTAACTGGTGACGCTTTGAATTGATCTGCATCACCTGAGCGTGAGACTCCTTGAGGTGCGCAGGAATCGGCGTTCCATCCGTATCACGAATAATCGACGCTTCCTCAATCTCCTCAACATCAAACGTAATGCCACCACTTACCTTGCCAGTTTCGCGAGCGCGTTGGACATCGCCTTTGTTGTCGTCTTTCTTAGGCGCCTTGCGTTTCTTTCCATCCTTGCCTGTGCGAGTCGACTTTTTCTCATCTCCGCTTGAACTGTAAATATTTACAGTTGACGCCTCTCTCACGCTCGCAACCAATGGTGCTGACACCTTGGCCTTGTCAGCAATCCAGCGGTCGGACTTCTGTTGCCACTCGTCATCTTCGAGAAGAATCCGCACGGCTTTGCGTTTGTCTGCGTTGCTGCGTTTCAGTCCGTGGGCTGCGTTGGCTCCCACAGCAGCAAGGATGGCATCACGTTGCGTCCCTTGAATCACATTGGCCTGGATCGTTCCAAACCCAGCTGCTTTGTGTGCATGCCATCGGTGAAACCCATCGGACAACCAGTATTGCGAGCCATCGAAGTAGACCTCAATCGGCGGCAGTCCGTCGCCATTGGTCTCTGTCAGGATGTCTCTGTAATCCTTGACCGCGTCATTGTCGATTTCTTCGCGTGCCTGTGTTCCGCCATCAATGCGGATGTTGTCAACCTTGAGCGTTTTCATAACGGCCAAACCTCCATCACCACCTTAAGAATCCCCACAGTCACTCCCGACGCGATCAATGCGTCTTTGCATTCAGCGATTGTCAAAACAACACCTCCTGACGTGACTCGTCGATGGCCTTTTCCAAGTTTCGGCATGCGATCTTGTAGTAGCTCGGTTTGAGTTCGATGCCTATGAATTTGCGGTGCATCTTCAAGCTGCAATAACCCTCGCTCCCAATTCCAGCGAATGGGCTCAATACGACATCGCCGGGATTACTCCACAACTGCAATGCTCGCTCAATCACGTCGAGCTGCAATGGGCAAATGTGTCTTTCGTCATCCTGCTCGCGCCCTTCACGGTAGTTGTTCAGCGTCCGATTCATTCTTATGTCTGACCACACTGGACTGGCGTATTTCTGCCAGACGTCAATAGAGAATCGCCCTTCGCTTCGGAACTCTGAATCATCACCAATAAACATATTGAATGCACCGGCAACGGGCTCTGGACGTTCACCTGTCTTGCGAAACGTGCATAGGTAGTCCGGGATTCCTTGACGACTCATCGATGAGTCTTTGACGATCTGCTTGTGCAGCAGCCCCAACGCCTTTGTTCGCTGCATGGCTGTCACTGGATCCTTCCAAATGCAGACTTCGCTGTGATAAATCCAGCCCGCCGCCTCAAATGCACGAATCACGTCGCCGCGAAAGTCACGAATTCCGATGTATCCGCTGTGCTGCTTTGTTGTCGGTAGATTCATGCAATGCACACTGCAATTAGACCCTGGCTTGGCGGCTCTCAGTAGCTCAGGAATGAGAAAGTTGAAGTGCCCCCAAAACTCCTCATCACTCTTGCAATTGCCCATGTCGCGCTCGCTGTCCGAGTATGTATACAGGCTTGCAAACGGTGGTGAAAACACCGTGAACCCAACTGAGTCGTCGGGGATCTCCTGAATCACCTCGCAGCAATCGCCATTAAATAGCGAGTAGTCGTCGGTAGTTACCTGATCAATGCAATGCACAAGCTTCTCCTGTTAGCCATGACGGAATTGTGATTTGCGATGTAGCCTTGTAGTCGGCCACAGGTTTTCGACCGTACAGTTGAGAGAACATGCCATCCCTCATTGCTTCTGTCATACCAGACATCATTTCAGTAAAATCAGACTGTTTGCGGCTCAATGTGTCAGCAAGGTTGGTCTCATTGTCGCTCATGACAATGTGACAGTTCACTTGATTAGACTGACCGAAGCGATAGAAGCGACGAATCGCCTGATACCACATCTCGAATGAGAAGTTGGCCATGTATGTTGTGTTGCGGCAGTGCTGCCAGTTCAGTCCAAACCCTCCGATCTTAGGCTTCGTGATCAACACTCGCTCTTTTCCCAGCGTGAACGCTTCGAGCTTGTCACATTTCGATTCTTCGGAGTCCGAGCCACGCACTTCAACTGCGTCAGGTATCACTTTTCGCAGTGCATCCGCTTCCGTGTTAGTGTCCACCCAGCACACCCACGACTCATTGCTATTGTTCACTAATCCAGAAATCAGCTCCGCTTTTTCTTTAGCTGACCGCCCCTTCTCTTTGTAGATATTGGTTGCGGAAACCTCGCTACCCGCGTTAAACAAAAAACCTGCTGGCGCCTCATCGGACTCGACAACGTGCTCACAGATGTTTAGTTCCGGCAACGCGTAGCCTTCGTCGCTAAATCCGATGTCCGATGGTTTGCCGATAGCCAGTGCCCATGACGATACCCAATTCCAGAAATTTGACTTTGCATGGCCCCTTAGTCGCCATTTGGATGTCTCGCCACCATCGTGAACAAAGAACTGTGACAGCATCACATCACGCTGCATGACACCCAAAAACTCGCATTGGTTGCCAAGTTCCATGTGGTCATTCGGTGCTGGTGTTGCCGTGGCAACCATGCGATACTTAGTTTCACTAAACGCGTCGCACAACGCTCGTTTCGTCTTACCCGCAAAACTCTTGAGAATGCTCGCTTCGTCCAGGCAAACCGCATCAAATGCGGATGGATCAAACTTGTGCAACTTCTCATAGTTCGTGACGTTGATGCCGCTCGCGACTTCGCTGGAGTCTTTGACAACCCTAATGTCGCAGTCGATATCAAACTTCTCAGCTTCCCTCAGCATCTGCGGGCCAACAGCTACCGGCGTCAACAGCAATGCACGCTTGGCACCACCCTTGCGAATCATCAGCCGCAACCAGTCGAGTTCCATGAGAGACTTGCCCAGTCCGCAATCTGCGAACGTTCCACAGCGACCTTTTGCGGCGTTCCATTTCACAATCGCACGCTGAAAGTCGAACGCGTTCGGATTGACGTCGGATTCATCGATGTCAATTCCGCATGACTCGTGACGTCGATGCTTGGATGCGATGAAATCGTGATAGCTTTTTACTTGAGCCATATGACCGTCTCCCCTGTCACCTGATGTCCAACGGAAGCAATCTCGGACTTGTGGAACAGCCACTCCGCACGGGACTGGTCACCTGTTGGCATTTCCGACCAGCGACCGTAAGCACGCCAATTGCCATCTTCGTCACGGGCCACCATGTAACCGCCCTCGCATTCTTGGCCAGTGGCGGGCGATGTCCGTTCGTGTTTAACCACGACCTTCATTGCGTCACTCCAAAGAAAAACCCCAAGCGACTGGAGAAGCAAGCCGCAAGGGGTGAATCCGGTTTCCCGGTCGATTCTGTTGTCCGGCATCCTTCTCCAAATGCCGTCATCCGTGTACGTCGCATGGTATACACCGGCATATGTCAGTGCAATACTGAATCAGGGTTTATACCATGGATACATAAAGAAAAAACGAGTCCGCAAACCGACCTACCCATTGCCGTACGATGAAGACGAACGGGCGATCTGGGAACGTGCAGCGAGAGCCGACAACCGATCCCTGGCCAACTGGATTCGCACCACGCTGACCGAAGCGGCGAAACGGCAGATTGAGGAGGCTAAGCATTAGCGGACTCCTCGAATTGCACTGAAGACGGGTGTACGTTTAGCGTTTCACCCGCGTACTTTGGGGCATCATCGTCGAAGAGGATGTCCAAGTTGGCACTGCTGTTGTGTCCCACAATGACTCCACGGCTATTCCCGACAGTTACGCGTTGACCACAGTAAGCCGTTTCGATTCCACGATATTTGGCGTTGCGTTGAAATGCCTCTGGTGTCACGGGGGGACCAACTTTTCGAACACGCAAATCTGTGTATTGGTAATCTGGCCAACAATCCTGAAGACGAATGAGGTACTGATACTTCGCCTTGCTGGCACTGCGGGCGTTGATCGTATCCCGGAATTCAGGAACTGATGCTACCCACACTTCAAACGCGAACACATCGCTCACAACGTCACCCCAAATTCTGACGCCACCATTTTTGCCGTATGCGCATACGTCACAGCTTCAATGCAGCGTTCTTTCATGGATTGGTTATCTTCTTCGTCTGCCCGATACCACAGCTCACACAGACCCCATTCGCGTTCCCAGTTCCACGGCTTTTCGATGACCTGCAAAATGTCCTCCGCGTCGTAGCAGTGTTCACTCACAAGCCAGTGACAGAGCTGGTACAGGTTGCCGGGGTGTTGTTCGTGCCAGTGACTTCTCACTTGAATCTCCTCAGTGCCGTGTAAATCGCCGTAGATATTTCATCCACCTGCTGTTGATTTCCTTCCTTCATCAGTTGGCAGCACTTGTTACCGAGTGCCAACACTTCATCTCTGGTCGTGGCTTCGCGCAAGGCTTTCTTGGCTGCGGCGATGCGTGTTTCGATGTTCATGATCGTGTCAGGTCCGTTCCAAGATGCTGCTTCTGGATTAGTGGCCGTGCATTGCCTTCGGGGACGCGGACTCTCACGGCAATCACATCCTTATGCCCCAGCCAGTCACCCTTCACTGGATAGAGTGTCAGTTTCTGACCGACCATCTTTTCGCGATCGTTCGTTTTCAACGCAGCCTTAAGCAGCCTGACGTTGGACTTTCTAAGTACAGCTATCTTGGTTGTCTCAACAAAGTGAACTGGATAACCCTCAATCACCTGTCCTTGCTGCGACTTCATTGAATTCTCATCGCCAACCGACTTAATCGTCAGTGTGATGTCCGACCACTTGCCGCCACGTTGCAAGTCTTCACCGTGGATGAATCGGCTGTCGTCTTTGATGATTTGGTCACTACTCATGTCAGTTCCTCTGATGTATCCACGAACTGAAACTCAGGCGAGGCAGGACGCGGTTGAATGCACTGTTGCATGACCTTGACTGACTTCAGAAACGCTGGGACCGCTGACTTCAACGCAGCAATGACTTCCTCATCGCGACCAACAATGATGTGCATCGGGTGAATCTGTGGATGCCATGCGTAGAAGTGACATTGCAACCGGCCAGTGATCCAAAGCATGCCCTGGACCTGCAATCGGTACTCGTCCGGCAACTGTCCGTTGAGTTGATACTTAATCAGAGTTTCCGGTTTCGGACACTTCACCTCAATCAGTTCTGTCTCGCCGATCAACCCATCTGGTGAGCATCCGCAGTGCTCGTTTAGTTCGACAAATCCAACACGCTCAACCGTCAGATTGTTGGTCCGCTCGAACTCGGCAATCGCATAGTCTTCGGCCTCCATGCCGTATTGCATCCAGTACGTTGGCGCAAACTGCGGTGACTCAATCTCTAAACGTTCCGCCACCAGTTCGGCAGCGTAGTTTTCAGCAGACTTAGACATCTTCAACGTCTTGGCTGTCACAACGTCTTTAAACCGTGAAGCCGTTGCCTTGCCTTTGCGGATCTGCTCCCACTGCTCGGAGCCTTGCGGAAAGGTGTAAATTTTCATTTATCCAAACTCCATCGCTAAAGACAATTCCACGTCAATCAACTTGTGAATCATGTTTCGTTCCACCAACCACTCAAGTCGTCCTTGTGGTTCCGTAAACCATTCGCGACCTCGACAAGGCACGCCAAGAACACGGATGACCTCTTGTTCCCAAAACCACACGTTTTCACTAAACACCAACCCTTGAGGACTCAGGTTGTTTTGCTCCATGCGGCAAAACGGGCACTGCTGGTGAGTCATTCCAACCTTAATTAGACCGCACTCCGAAAAACCCGCATAAACAAACCCCCAGTGATGATTCTTGTGTATTTCTTCAAGAACGGGCATCACTAAAGCACATTGAGTCCACAGAAAATTATCATGCAATTGGCGACAGCGGCTCATTCCAAAACCTCCAACACTTTCGCGGAACTGATTCGCAGTGTCTGTGCAATCACATCGACCTCTGCATCCTCCTGCCACATCTTCAGAACAGCATCAGCAACCGGCATCGCTTGCAGTCGCTCAATCGCTTCCTGATGGGCTTCAATTTCTCTGCACTGGCAGATGTACTGGTAGCACGATTCGCAGTTGATGTTGTTGTTCATGCTTGTTTCGCCTCGTCATACAAATCCAGTGCTCTCTGGATGTTTCGCCCAACGCCGTCCTCATCGACCATGGCAGCACACATGGCAACACCGTAGAGATAACCCAAGGCGGAGTTGCATTGCATGAGTACGTCAATGACGAGATCTTTGTTTTTGGCGTCGCACTCTTTTAGTGACTGGATGGCAGCAGCTACTTCTGATGCTTCGACTCGCTTCATGTTGACTCCTTGATTGCATTTGCAATTGCTGATTCAAAGCTCGGACCTGTAGCAACAACGTTGCGCTGAACGTCAAACACAAGCCAGTTTTCCAAGCCATGCGGTAACGACTCAGCTTCCAAACTCATGCCCTTTTCGTCAGACAGATGCTTAAAGTTTTCGATTGCTGACAACTTGCGACCAACTAGTGATTCGCGAGTCAATGACCATTTGGCGCCAGCGATGAAGGCGTTGTTGCAATAGTCGCGAAACATCTTCACGAGATCTTGAGCACCTTCCTTGGAGCTAAAATCGATTTCCCGCAACTTGTCGCAGATTGATTCAAGTGCAACCTGGTCGTGATAGTTCTGGCCTGCTTGGCCTGGATCGTCTTCACTGGGCTCAAACACTGTGACTCCGTTGCAAGGTAATGAACAATTTGAACTGAGGCATTGCGGACAGAATGTCATTTGCCACCTCCCATGATTTCGATCAGACTGCGAACGTCTCCACGTGTAGGATCTGATTTAAGTAGTGAACAATTGGCATACACGCCCCAGAAAACTGGAAAGTCGTCAGTCTGACCAATGAAACGCACTTGCATCGTGGTTGTACTCAAAGCTGAGTCGCGGAAGTTCCACTCGAAGATGAACGGTTGTTGCTGTGCCTGCTTGTCCCATGTGAATTGCGAGCCGCCTCGCATCCACATGTCATCAAGCCAATCAGCATCGACTGCAATTTGGTCATCGTCACATTGCGTAACCACGTCACGGATAAACTCCCATGCGTCATGCTTGTAACTGCAATCCCAGTCGGGGTCATCTACTAGATGACGGACGTCATCTGTGATCTTCATTGCTTGGCCTCCATGTGCTGCCTGATTCGCTTAGAAACTGTCACATCGCTGCACTGCAACGCGACAGCAATGTTTTGATTCGTGAATCCCGCTCTGCGCATTTCCATCATGCAAACCACCTGACATTCGCGAACAAGTTTCAAATACGGGTCAGCTTCAAATCGGTTGTTAGCCTGGTTGCCGTCAACAGTAAGTATGTCACTGATGAGGATTCCCGTTGTGTCCCGGTCGATATCCCTAAGCGCCCAGAACCACATGCCATCATTTGCAATGCCGCAGATGATGTTTTCCGGCGTGTCCTTGTCGCGGTCGTCCCATCTCTTGTGATTCACTTTACCGCCTTACTTTTGAAGTCACGCGCCTTCAGCATGTGTTGGACTGTGCTGTGCGTCCGGTTCAGTGCTCTTGCAATTTCCACGACCTTGAACCCATGCCTGATTGCTTCCCGTGCTATTTCTTTACGGCATCGCACGTATTCGGTGTTTTGGTTTCTTGATACGACATCACGAATTGTCAGTCCGCTGTCCGTACAGATGTCGAACACAATGTCGCTCAGTCGCTTCGTCGGTCGCTTCGTCGTCTGCATCGCAAATTAGCCAGTAAGTGAGTGTTCCAGTGAGTATCCATCCCAGCGTGACAAATGCCGCCACCACTGCTTCGGGTGATGTGTTCATGTCGCCTCCTTTACAAACACGCCGTCAATCATGTGGCCTTTGCGGTCTTTGATTTGGTTCCAGGCGTGGGCGCGTGCTTGGTCCATGTCAACACCGTGACGATCCGACAGCAGCTCAAGGCACTTGCGAGCGGTTCGCAGGTAGTATGCGTCCAGCATTTCTCGACCGTGGCAAATCGACATCATGAGCGTTGCGAATGTTGGTGATGCCGATGTGCCGTCCCGTGTATCATCCAGACACAGTGCGATGGCCAGCACCAGAGTCACGTCGATGTCTCCGAACGCGTCTAGGATTCCACGGCCGTCAAGTGCGTCAATCGCCTGCCACAGTTCACCGATTTCCTCGAGCGTCTTACCGAGCTGGGCACCGACAGTGGAGCCGTTTGGGAGAATGCCGCGATCGGTTCCCCACTGAATGACGTTGGCGTCAAATGTTTCCTTGTTCATAATTTTGGTCCTACTGGGTCAACTAGCTTGAGTGCGTGGTCACCTAGAATCTCGATTAAACGCAATGGAATTTTGGCCATGACATCGTCCCTGCCTTCGAGCGGTGGCCTTGACGTTTTGCCATCCGCGTCGGATGGGTTCCACAGAAACATCCCCTTCGCGTATCGGTCAGCCAGGACGTTGACTTTTTCAGGTCCCGGCATGATGTTCGTGGCTGGAGGAAGCGGGTCCGTAGCGAGCGGTTCAATCCACTTTGCTCTCATCAGTCCGTACCTTTCACGCAGTTGATTGATTGACGACGAAGTAGAACACCAAAGACCGCCACGAGATCGCCGTGTGAAGTGAAGTCAACAAGGCGGCAAAGTCCCAATCACTTAAAATGGGCCTCCGATGCCCGGTCGCTTACATGTCCGAAAATCAGACATCAGCGTTCATCCCTGTGACCTCCCTGCCATAAATCAGTGGCGAATCTGCCACTGGCCGAGTCGGAAACTGTTGGCGAATCCTTGCCTGCACTTCTCCGCGATGAATGACGACGTCATCTTCAGCATCAAATGCCAGCTTCGTGCGACTTCCTTCCTTGTGTATCACTGTGATGACGATTGGCTTATGTCCGGGGACTTGAATCACAACCGTCTCACCTGCTTTCCGTGATAAAACCAGCATCCTGCTTCTCCTTGTTTCAAAAGCTGGGCAGGGAGGGCCACCCCACCCAGCGAGGGCATGCAACAGGAGGTCACCAGCCAGTTTGTAAACGGCCACCCATTGAGTTCGGCGATGTGTGCCAACCATTACTGTTGGTAGCGTTCCATCCTCTAACCAAGCGTCAATTCGCTTGCGGTCGACATTAAGGTACTCAGCAGCCTCAATTGCCTTGCAGAGTCCTGTTTTTCGTGTTGTTTGCGTGTCGCTCATGTTCGTGCCTGTTCTTCGCTTGACAGGGAAACAATACAGACTCAATTGACATTTGCAATAGCGATTTTGCACTATTTTATAATTTTGGTGATTGCGGGTGTGGATCAGTCTTCCGACGCTTTCGGTCTGTGTGCCGCTGGCCTGTCTGGCAGCTCGGCGTCCACGGCTTTAGGCTGCGTGAGAAAGTGGTAAATCGCGTAAGAGGTCGCACGGTGTTGCCCTCATCGTGCGACCAATTGCATCACTGTTTGGATCGCTTTCACAAACTCAGCATTGTTAGTTGCTGCGATCTCCTCAGCTTTCCATCGGGCACGGCGTGAGAAGTGTCCATATGCATTAATCACTGAGTCGATTCGGTGCGCGATGTCGTGCGGATTATCCTGGTCGGCGCGCAGGTCCCGTTCGATCACCTGCATTCCCTGACCACCGACGACAGGTTTTCCGTTGACCATGTGGTCGAGAGCGGCATAGCAGAACGTTTCGGAATAGCTTGCGCACAATCCAAGATCGACATCGCTGGCGATCCACTGGCGAAACTGTTCCGGGCTGGACCACGGTCGGCTGGAAAGTTGCATGCCGCGCGATCGAGCTAAATACTCAAGCTCTGATGAGTCGCCACGAATGCACATCGCCAGGCGAATTCGATGTTTTCTGGCGACCAAAGCCAGTGCTGCAATCTGGTTAGGAAAATTCTTCACGAAGTCACGACGGCCAGTGAGACTGATTGTGATTGGTTCATGCAACGTGACTGTCGACCGTGCGGGCAGATTTACCGGGTTCGGCAACCAGATCGCTCGCTCGCAGTCGAACGGATGCCGAACATCAGGTGAGGAAATCCAAACGTTTTCACGTTGCTCGGCCAGTTGCCAGAATTCGGTCCAGGTCGAGAGCAAATCGCGATTCAGGAACAGATGGGAAAGCGTGGAATGACATCCGTTGACGAACGTAATCTTGGGAAACTGTACGCTCAGCTCGCGCATCGCCTCGATCTTGATACAGCCGCCGCGATTGATCACCAGTCGTGGTGAGTGCAGGTTGATGAGAGCGACAACGTCAGAGCGTGAATTGACGTCAATGACTTTGCTCGTGATCCCGTGACCGGTCAGCAGTTGCAAGCCGTGCGGTACGTCCTGATTGCGGTTTCCTGCGTGTCGAAAGTAGATCAGATCGACAGGTTGTTTATCGTGCGACGCCGACCTCGAAACGCAGTTGCGGCAGTCGTAAATCGATCTCCGAATGTCCGCAGAAAGCTTAGAGTGCTTGTCAGGTGTGCAGCGTTTCGTCAGCAGATCACAGTGATAAATCGCAATCTTTGCTGCGGAACCACAAGTGCAGGGTTCCTCGTGGAGTTTTTCGCCGAGATGCACGCACTGGATTGAAGTTGCTGGCGAGGCGTCGACCGGTAGTGAGTCCGAATCAATCAGGGAGCATTTGTAACAGTCGGCATGTTCGACCGTGCGCGGCGTGTCAGGGTGAGCGCAAAAGACAATTCGCCTCCCAGATCCGCGTCGGTAGCTGCATGGTGGCAGTTCAGTCACAAAATCATCCTGGTGTTGGCGGGTCAAGGTCCAGTATTTGCGGGCAAACACCTATTGCGCACAGCGGCGGATTGAGGGGATCGATCCGCCAGGCGTCGCCTTGAAATTCATAGTAGTACAACCGCAGTTCGTTCCGAGTGAGCGGGTTCCACTTCTCGACGTTTCTGTATTCCCAAATCCAGTCGCAGTCTCCAGACGCAGAACCATCGGACGGTTCCACAAACAGGCTCACACCGCCCTGAGTCCGTGATGTTACTGCCAGTCGAGCGCGGTAAGCTTCGCTGGTGGTTCCGCTCATGACTCACCCCCAGACGATTGAGGTGCAACACAAATGTAGCAGGGGAAACCGTACTCTAAAGCTGTTTGGTTTTCTATTTTGAAGCGATTCGAAGAGCGAAGCGGATGCCAGTCGTAGATCAGATTGTAAGTGACGCTGCTAAATGGGCAGGCACTACCATCCGTTCGCTCAGCAACCAGTGTTGCAGAGCCAATTGTGACCGAAAGCTTCACCTGCCAAGTGTCCATTATTCGAAATCCGGCACGCGGACAGTCACGGAATCCGGGTAATTACACGCCCTGTTATCGATGTCCTCCACAGACTGAATTTGCAGATCGATCGCTGATCCTGGTGTCGACATGTCGTCGATTACCCATTCGTCGCCGTCCGACCAAAAACTCGCGTCTGTCGTGAACGGAGCGACGTTGCGGTCGAGAATGAGAGCAACGCGTCCTGAGAACAGCCCACCACAACTGACCGTCAAACGCATTCGGGAAATTCGTTCGCAGTCAGATGAGACTGCAAAGTGCTTTTCCCATGTGAGCGTCGATTGAAAACCGAAACCAGTTTCACCGACGAAATTGAGTTGATGAGAGCCGTTGATTAGGTCGCAGTCTTCACACAGATCAATGACTCGATCCGAATTTTGAGACACACCCGAAACAACAACGCGATAAACGTCGGAAAATGACGCATTGATGAATTGGCAGCTTACTGATTTCGATGGGCTAGCTAAAACGCAGACGCACTGCTTGAAACTATCACCCTGATCTTCACCGCTGATCCATTTCCGTGTCATCCAGTTGTAACCAGCGGGCAACCAGAAGTTTTGATTCCGGTAAGTGGCTGCCAACTCAGTGCATTCCGTGCCTGCCGTACGATAGACCGCCAGCGTGTTGCTGCCAGGATTGCGACCGTTGACTGTCAGCTTGGTTTGGTACGTGTCACTCACACCACCACCCACACAGGTTGATGACCAGTCCGCCGACAATGGCGGATATCCAGAACAGTTGAAAAGATCGTTCCGTCATCAGAAACAGTCCGCAGATCTCCACGTAGGTTTCGTTCATCACGAACCCGAGCAATCGTAGTCGATGTCCTCGCTGATCCACTCGCAGGAGGTGTCATAGGTCAATTCGATGTTGGTCCCGAGCGGACCGAGATCGTCGACCACGTAGGTGTTGGGACTATCAGCAGTTCCCAAGCAGTCAACGGTTCCCTCAGAAACGAATTCGCAGCCGCAAGGGGTAGATGTTGTTGTGTCTGTGCCACTAGCTCCGCTCGAACGTGATCTACGCTGGCGCTTCTTTCGCTCAAGCTGATACCACGGACGCTGCTCGACTGCACGGACCACCGCCCCCATGCGGCGCCCTTCTTCTTTGGTTGGAATCACACCTTCGCGGGTCATGGCAATGCAGCTCCTGAGGCTTTGATATCGACGGTTAGAATGCCACTCGCCACGGTCCCAACGATGGTCACGAAATCACCGCTCGCCAGGTCAGCATAAGGGGCAATCTTGCCAGCGTTGGCAGAGACGACATAGGCACCGTTAGCGGGTGTGATGCCGAGGTCGACCGTGGCTCCAGTCTTGGCAATGAAGACATATTCACCATCACCACCTGGAGTGAGCACAACGCCTTCCGCGTTGGCCTTCGCGGCTGTTGTGTGATCGGCTTTCAATCGTTTGTTATCGTCAGTTGGTTTGTAAACCACGTCGCCCTGTGAGACGGTTTCGCCAACCTTGACCCATCCCATGTAGGCTTTGGTGTTGTCCGTGCACTGGACGCTTTCTGCAACGGGTGCGAGATCTGCCATGGTGTCACCTATGTGAAGAACGGCAGGTCGGACCAGTCGCCGTCTTTCACCTTGTCGAATTCGAGAATTTCGGGATCTGTTCCTGCTGCTAGTGCGCCGCCGCTGCCATCCAGTTTGCCATCGGTTGGCGCTGGGATGTCCGCACCATCTGCGTCCTTGATGGTGAACTCCACTTGATTGCTGCTGCCATCCAGATAGAACGGTCCCTGATCAATCCTTAGGTCTTTCCACTGGTAGACCTCGTCAATGTGTATCTGACAGCGGTGCGTGTAGTAACGGAATCCGTTTTCGTAGTCCGGTCCTGTCACTTGATAGTTGCGTATCCTGCCATCGTATTGACCAATCACAATCACAGCATAACCATCTGTCATGGTCACGACGCCGTCGTTGCGAGTGTTGTTTTTGGTGATCTGGTCTTTGGTCCAGGTGCTGGCAAATGCGGTCACGTCGAACATCGTGGACGAGACATCAATTGGTTCTGGTTCCAATGGATACTTCGCCGAATTCTGGTAGACATTCCCGTTGACGTCCTTGGCTCGATACTCCTGGAATTCCACGGAATTGGGGTGGATAATCGCTGGTCGATCCACTGGGTTCGGGTACTCTTCCCGGTTACGTTCGGCTTCGCTAATCGGTCGCGTTGACCAGTCCACATACGCCTGAAAGTGATACGGGCTGCGTGACTGAATCCTGATCAATCGACGTGAGAAAAACGGGTTGACTGGATGAACAGACAGGAACGGCCCGACTTCATCTTCCATCGCGGAACGGATCACGAAATACCAATCGTTGGCATGAATCGCATCAGTCTTAACGAGGTACGTTTCGTAGAAATCGTCGTAGCGATCCCACTGGCCATTACGGTCTGGCATTTTGTTGATATCGATCACGCTCATGAGTCAAGTGCCCCCAAGCTGAGACCGATATCAGCAGGTCGCTGAGCTGCAATTCGATTCTGTTCGCGGATCTGCTCCGTCAGCTCCTCCATCGATTTGGTTGCTTCCTCCTGCTTTTTGGCGAGCTTTTCGGACGATTTCTCCTGCTTGTCGCGGGCTGCCATTTGCTCCTTGAACTGTCGACGTGGTGCGTTCTCGATCCTCTCTTTCTTGCGTGCCACCGCTTCGGCCGCCATGCGTTCCCGCTTGGTCATGCCTGCTGTGCTTTGGGCGGATTGAGCGAAGGCCATCGCGAAGTCACGCGAACCACGGCTTGTGGATGCTGCAACGTCACGACGCTCGAAGCGTGGGTTTGTTCGTCGGTCATCGTCCATGTTGCGACGGGCATTGTCTTTGACGCGTTGCTGATTCTGAATTGCTGCATCTGCTGCTTCGCGGTCCTTCTGAATCTGCTTCTCGACTGCGGCAATCTGTTCCTGGTTGCCCTGTACGACTTCACGACGCACAAGCGCGTTGTGCTTGCGGTTAATCATCGCCGCTTCCTGCTCTTTCTGGGCTCGCTCCTCGATCAGTTTATTGATCCGGCCCTGCGTCTCGGCCACCTTTTCTGCTTGCTCTTTGGCAGCGTCATAAGCTGCATTGGCCGCTTGTGCTGCCGAGGACATGGGATTGTCACCAGCCGCCTGCTCAAACTGTTGACCGCGTTGAAGCAATTCCTTTTGACGATCGGACTCGGCTTTCCTTTGTTTCTCAAAGCCTTCGATTTGTGCGTCAATCGATGCAATGTCGTCCTGCACCTGCTCTTTCAAACTGCCGGTTTCTCTGCTTTCCGTGGCACGCGACAATTGACGACGCAAGCGTGTCATTCTGTCGATTCGCCCCGATTGCTCATCGAGAGCATCTTTGTATTCGTTAACCGCATCTTTGGCATTTTTGGCCCCTTCAGCGTCTTTATTAAAAGCCAGATAAAGCTGGGTCGCGGTTGTCACTGCCACAGCACCAGCCATGGCCCATGGCCCAAACGCCGCAGCCATCATGGTCAGGTTGTTGGAACCAGCACGAATGGCGCCAGCGAGGCCCATCGTCCCATAGACACTGGCCATGTCCTCAACCATGAAGATCCCGTTTGAGATCACACTCTGATTGACACGCATAGCCTGTGATGAACGGTTCATGGTGGACTCGAACCGTTGCATGGTCTTTTCAGACAGGCCCACCTGCTTATTGTAGATCAGCAGTGCACCTTTGGATGCATTCATCCCCTGCATGTACTTCTGATTGTTCAGGTACATGCTGACAGCAATATCATTAGCCATGATTCATCTCCTTGCTGTCAAAAACGTCCATTGAATAGTGTGACTGGTTCACCAAGTGCCAACTGCACCTGCTGCGGTGTCACACAGGATTGGCTGGTAAAATTGTCTGGGTCGTTACGTTCTGTTTCGAGAATCGTCCAGGCTAACCATTCCAAGTATCTTTCGTGCGGGATCTCACTTTGCACGTTCCAATAATCCAACCGATTCACCCTCAGGCTCAGATCCATCCACCACTGTTTCAGGTAATCGGTTCGGAGTTTTTTAGGATATCCTCGAGGTTGATATTCATGCCGCAGTGATCCTGAATGGCCACACGCAACGGAACCGCCACAGCCCCATCCATCTCATTCAGAGCTGGGATGTCGGCTTCCGTGTAGGCACGGTTGCGGTTGTCATCAACAACAGACAACTGAAACAACTTGCCGTCACAGTTGTTGCTGTAAAACTCCTCAATCTCACTTGCCATCAGGCTTTGAATTGGAATCTCCAGATCCTGAATCCGTACCAGTCGGTACCGCCTTTGCCTGCGTTGCATGAGTTCCTGTGGATTGAATTGAGGCATTGGCGTTGTCTTTCAGTTTTTCGTTCGTCAATTTCAGCCCCGCCTGCATCACATGTACAGGCTCTTCGGATTCCGGCTTAATGTTGTGCCGTCGCAATCGATCACGGATGCGGTTGAACGCTTCCGGGTTGATCACATCGGAACGGTCGTGCTTGGGGTTTCCTGTTGTGTGACCGCACAGAAGTTGATCGCGGCGGGATTCGAGATATTCCTGCGACATGCCGTTGAATTCCGGTACCAAAGATCGGGCCTCGTCATCGAATGGCTCACCCTGACCGGCGTGTACCAGCAGTTTCAAATTGCGGGCACAGTCGATATCGAGCACCGTGCCCGCAGGCACGGTGATGAATTGAGTCTCGTTGTAGTCCTGCCCGGCCTGCAACGCTTGCGCCTTTTTTTTGCGGTCGTAGGCCGGGTTGAGCACTTCAGTGGGGATCGTAACGCGAAGTTGCATGTGGCATTCCTTAGATGATGGTGGCAGTTTAACGGCTTAGCTGGTTGGCAGTCCCACCAGTGAATTCGGCTTGATCACGAATGCCTGCACCACGCCGTTATCCATCTCGAACGATGTGTCTCCAGGAGCAATGGCGGCCGCAGTGAAGGAAATAACTGTGGTTCCGGAATCGGCCATGGTGATCGTGCCCGCTACCTCGTTGCCGATAGTGAGTGGTGTCTGGGCACTCGCCGCAATGAACTGATGAGTGGCGTTGGCCGGGTCGTAAAAGTAGTCGCCAGTGATATCACCCTGGCTCACAAAACCGGTTGCATCCTGCTCGAACGGATCGCCACCCAAAACGCGGGAGTCGAATACGCCTGGATCTTGACCACCAATCTGCAGCGTGCGGAGCTGCGCCACGGCCGTCAACACCGCAGAGATGGTCAACTTTAGAACGGTGGCTTTACTTGGAACAACGGTCATGGTTTACCTCGATTTCAGTTTCTCTTTGAGTCGTGTTCTCATTGCAGCAATCGCTTTGGGGATCGCCGAATTGACTGCTGATCCAATTCCTGGCCTGCCTGGCATCCTGCCGCGATTTTCACCTGACCTGGTTTGCCGCACTGATGTTCCCAGAATGACTAAATGAGCGTGTGGAGCTCGTCGACGGCCTTTTCGACCCACGTTGAATCCAGTGCGAAACTGCGGTCCCTTCTTGCCTCGACCCCGCCTCACTCTTGTTCCCACAGCTTGTTTCATGGGAGTGCGATCAATCGCAATTCCATCCTGTCGAAATGCAGTGCGATTGCGACGTGACAATTCCGATGTTGGGGCATGAGAGCGATAGACTTTTGCCAGTGTTGTTGCACCAGCTCGAGCAGCCGCCATACCCGCTTCTTTGTTTGGCTCCTGTGCTAGTCGATCAAACTCAGCCATCAACTTGTTTACACCATGAACTTGAAAGGGCATCAGGACACGTCCTCCGCCCAAGCCCGAAACATCACATCATTGATGAACCACGCATCCTCTTCCGATCCGTCATCATCTGTCTCAAACAAGAAGTTGGTGGACTGATGCTCGAAGTATTCGAACTTCCAGTCGCCCTGGGTTCCTGAATAGGACAGCAACCGTGCTTTGACAGCTGCCTCAACCGAATCGGCTGCACTGCGATTCAATGCACAACAGAGAATGTGGATGGTGGCAAATCCGCTGGTGGCGGTTTCTGTTAGCGTCTGATGCGGCGTGTAATCCTCCATCGCGATAATGATTGCCGGAAGATCATCGCTTTCGTCAAGTTCATCAGGCCGAACACGCTGACCAACGACGTCCGTGATGGCGGAAGCAGCGAGTAGAATGGCAGCGATGGACGCGTTCACACTGACACCTTCCTTTCTGCCTCGATCGTGAATTTCTGACGCGTTCCATCACGATCCACAGCGGATGTGACGTTATACTCGTTGCCGTCATAGACGACTTGCCAGTCTGGCTTGATTTGAGTGGCTGTCGTGCTCCACATGCACTCCAGTTCGATACGTTCGAAGCCCTTCTTTTGACGATGCGATTGGCTTTCTCCGTGCCCAACAAACTCCACCTTCGCCTGGACGTTGAATTCTGTGGCGAAGGTGTATGTGGGTTGATTGTCCGAATTCACGGATCGCGTTGGCTTCTGGCAGGCGACTTTGTGTCGATACCTCAACGCATCACATGGTTTGCGAGTGCTGACCATGCTTGATCCTTTCTGCGTTGAGGGAGTAGTCCCAGCGGAGTTTGTTGAGCAGTGGTTCCATATCGCCACAATCGCAATCGTGAAACCGCTCACGAACCTTCATGCGGATAATGCCCTTAGCCATCGCTGGAACATTTTGTGACGTTCCATACCCCGCCACGAATGTGACAATCGCAGCATCGGGCCGCAGTTCCGTCGAAGGCCAGGCAATCCCATCGCCGGCTGTGCTGATGCGTTTCGGGAAGTCCCCATCACTCACGTCGTAGTTGCTGCTTGACCACGTCTGCAAAACTCCTGCGGTGTCGTAATACTGGATCGATGAAACAGACTGAACAGGTGCCAGTGGAATTTCGATGCCATCTTCAGAGTTGCATGGGAAGCGGTTGAGGAGCAGTTTCCAGGTTGCTGTGAGGAGTTGCAGACGACAATCCGCCTCCAACTCCTCGACAGCGATTTCCTGATACAATGCGAGATCGGAATCGTAATCCGTAATGTCACCCAAGCGGAGTTCACTGCGAAGCTCCGTGGTAGTGACAACATCGCCCGATGGGGCTGTGGACAACTCCAATCGCATTGACAAAACCTACGTATTGGCTGTGTAGATGGCCACCCAGGTTGTGCTATCGACGGCAATGAATCTGGCGTGCGTCTTACCCTCAATAGTGATGGCTGCGTTCGTCGTGCCATCGTTGATGTCATCGCCTGTTGCCGGATAGATGGGCAATCCATTCGTGGCTGTCGAGCTGTAGACTTCCACCACCAGGCCCGCTTGTGCTGCAGGCAGAACAACCCCCTTGGTTCCATCGGCACCAGTGACAACATTGATTGGATTTGTGAGAGCCGCTGCATCTCCTTGGGCAGATCCCGCTGACGCCACTGTTGCAACGATTTCGTGACCGATCTCAAAGGGGGCCACTTTGATGATGTCACCATCTGTCGTCGCTGCTTCGAGTGCTTTGCCTTCGATGATGAATCCGGTGTCATCGACCTTCCCATCATCCGCACCGAATACGATATCCCCCACCGAGACGGCACTGGCGGCCACCATGTCTCGGGCACCCGCAGCGGATCTGAACCGGAGCGATGCAGGCGACCCACTCGCGACGGCATTTGTGACCGTCGCATCGGAGACATCAGCTGCATCGGCGTAAGTACACTTGCCATCCGCATCAACTTTCACGCGGCGATGCACAGCGAGCGCTTCGTCAGCGGTAATGGTCAAATATCCATCGGCGGCAAATACCGGTGTTGAATGCGAGAGCCCAGCCACGACAGCCAGGCTCAACAACAGTTGAAGGATGAAGTTTTTCATGGGAGATCACTTGTTTCTTTTTGTGGAGGTCGATGCGGAGTAGACCGCTATTACTTGTCTGATTTTTCCGAGTCAGCGGCCTTGGAATCGGTCGCCTTCTCAGTGATTTGCTTTTTGGACGCCTTGGCTTTCTCTTCAGCACGCTGCTTCGCAGCTGCTTTAGAGTGGGCTTGAGAGTCATCAGCCAGGATGACACCACCACGGCCCGATTGGATGCGTTGAGCCACATCGTCGGGACACTCGATCACATCACCCGGTTTTCCGTGAGTTTTTCCGGAGTGATAAAATGAGGTCAATCGAATCTTTGCCATGGTGAGGAGTCCTGTCTGGTTTCTATCGAAGGAGTGACAGAGACCAAACGAAGTGGTCTCCATAAAGCCACGGAGTCGATTAGGCGGCCAAGCCGCCGTTATTACGCTTGTTGGAGATACTTAATGGGTCCGGTTCCAGCGTCGATCACGCGGGAGTCCGTACGCATGAACGCCATGAAGCCAGTCTGGTCGCGATCGCGGTAACGCTCTTCCAGGCGGTAGATGCGGATGCTGCGAACGTCGCGAATAACGAACTTCTCAAATGCGCCGAACAGCATGGTTTTGTTCGTGGTCGCCATCGTGGAGGACATGTGTTGATTGATCGTGTACGGCTTGCCGAGCAAGCGATCTGGGGCATCGGCGGAGAGACCTTCCCGCCAGAGATACTGGTTCTGGTCATCCTTGAGCGTGCGGACATGCAGCAGGATGTTGTCATGGAACATCCAGCCTGCACTCGGCAAGTCACGGTAGGCCGGGTCCACGGAGTGTTGCAGTTCGAACAGTTCGTCCGCAGCAATCGTGGTGGCGGAATCGGCTGTCACACCAAGACTGGCACCAGTCACGATTCCCTGTTGCTGACCAGAACCAGAACCAGTTGTGTAGCGAGCTGCGGTAAAGCGTCCGAGACGTTCGCCAAGCATGTCAGGGATGATCATGGACAGGTTGAACGCCGAGTCCTCCAACAGTTCCTGTGAAACCAGAACGGCTTTAGATTCTGCCTTGTAGGCTTTCAAGGTGACAGAACCAAACACGAGATCCTGTTCATCGACACCAGAGTTTTCGGCGATGTCGGCACCTGTGTTGCTGGTGTCGTCAACAGTTGGCCATGGGATATCATTCCCCATGTCCGTCCGCATGATGCGGGCGACTTGACGTGGTCCGCCAAATTGGAGAAGTGCACGTTCCAGGTTGTTCATGAAACCTTCTGGAACGAGGTACCCACCTTCGGTTGTGGTTCCCACGGATTGGGCACGTGTTTCAAAGCGGCGATCCACGGCATTGGAGCCACGGAACGACCATGCTGGTTGGGAGCGTTCAAAACCTGACCGCATAGTGATATCGAAACCACCACAGTTGGGATTGAACCGCAACTGTCGACATGCTTCCAGATGACGATCTTCTAGGCCCAGAGCGGACTCGGAGCGGAACCAGGCTTGGAGGGCTAGGGCACTAGCTTCTTCCTCGCTCAGTCCCCCGCCACGTTGCTCGCGGCGTTCACGTTGTTCGCCGCGATCATCATTCCGGCTTTCGCCGCGATCAAATGGACCGCGTTCGCGCCGTTCGTCGTGTTCGTCGAGAAGAGAGAGGCGGGCTTCGGTCTGCTCAGCGTCGTGTTGACGCTCGATGGCCTCCACCGTGGCATCATAGTCCGCGTTGAGCTTTTCCCAGTTGGTGCGGGCTTCCTGATCTTTCCAGGAATTGGATTCGCTGTGGAAATTCTCTTTGTGGAACGAGCGGATCTGCTCGGCCTGTTTGCGTCGTTGCTCTTGCAACTCTTTGAGTGTCATGTCGGGCATCTCCCTGAGCTGATGATGCCAAAGAAAAACGGCAAGTCACCAGCAACCATACTTGATGATTATTGGCGAACTGCCGTGTGCAACTGCTCGGTTCGCAAACTTGATTGAATAATGGATTATGCCGATGGATTTTGAGTTGTCAACATCAATAGATCACATCGTCCATTTCGAGCATCCGCATTCGCGAATTAACCGCGTCCGAATCGTTCACTTTGCTCGCTCGCCACTCCTGCAGCTCCTGCTCAATGGTGGACTGTCCATCGCGAGCGTTGGTGGTCGTGCCTTCGTAGGCGGGATAGGTCACCGGTCCCACATCGAACAGTCGCACTTCCTCGATTTGGCGAATGTCCCGATTCTCTTCCTCAATCCAGACCACACGGGTTGGGATGAAGGCAAACGAAGAACCGGTGATGTCCTTACGTTCAATCGAGACCAGCGTATCGCGTCCACACTGAGTGTCTGGGGCATCGATCTCGTAGTGCAGACCGGTCTGGTCGACTTTCAATCGGCAGGTGCCTGCGGACACCCGTCCCAGAATCAATGAGGAATCGTGATTGAACAGCCCGCGCGCGTCATCCATCTCTTTGATGGCCCGGTCAAAAGCTCCCGGCATGATCCGCTCATAGACATCGGACCAGAGCTCGTATTCCGTCTCCTCTTGACCTTCGCGGAAGAATACCGCTGCGTAGCCCTTAATGGTCCGTTTGTCGCCATCGGCACGGACCTGCACACGTGCGCGGGACTGCTGGGTGTGACGTCGTTCGATGTTCATGGTTTCTCCTTAAATTCGTCTGCAAGTGATTGGAAGTAGATAGCACATGCTTGGCCATGGCATTGGTTGTCCTCCTTGGTTTGGTGGCTTGAGTGTCGTGGAGGGGCCTTGGCGGAAACCTTATCTATATAGGTTTTCCGCCTGGGGCCCCCGGTCACACGGAAACAGGCGGAATTTCCGCCTTTCCGCCTGCCTGTATTGGTGCTGGTTTGTACCCCTAGTCCTCAACAGGGTTGCCGTTTTCATCAACAGCAAGGCGTGAATTCGTCTGGGTTTTCACAAGCTCTTTTGTTCCATTCATTGAAGATCGCTGCGAGTATTTCCTGTGACATCAGTATTGCCTTTCGAAATTGATACAGATGGAATCGACGACCGTGGGCAGCTCGTCGGCAGTGGCTGTTTCTGCTGTGCGAATGGACATCATGAACTCGTTGACGAATTCGTCTGTGTCACAGATCGCAATGGCTTTTGTGCGGAAGATGTCGCCTGGCTTGTCCTCATCAATCCACTTAAGAAATGCATTCGGTGAACGTGACGCTTTGCGACGGGCAATGGATGTCAGTTCAAAGACAAGCCTGCGAATGGACAGCGCTCGATCCTCGTCAACGTCGCCGCTGTCGTCGGCTGGTCCGCGTGGCTGATCGTTCTGGCCCTTGTCGTTGCCACCGTCCGATTTTGGCTGTGCTGGCGTGCCCTGCAGGCTGGGAAATTCATCGCCACCCTCAATCGGCTTCATGTTGAGCTTCTTGCGGATCTCGTTGGGGACCATAATCCGGTTGCGGCTGTAAATGGCAAACATCTGCCCCTGTTTTAACCGGTCCATCTGAGTCAACGCATCGCGGTTGTACTCGAAGTAGTGGGAATCCGCTTGCTGCTGCACACCGCTGAGCAGCTTCGTATTAGCCTCCGATTCGATCGAACAGAGCCACGGATCAAGCGTCGTGTCCAGATAACTCTGGTTGTCTTCGGAGCGGCTGTTGTAGCTCACAGAATCCGAGATTCCGAGACGTGAGGGAGCCATGTTGTAATAGCGGGCCACTTCACGGACCGAGTCGGCACTGACCTCGTTCATCTGGGAGTCCACCGGTGTAGCCTGATTGATCATGAAGTCCACACCATCCCTGGCGATCAGCGTCTTAAACTGGGCGTCTTTTCGCTCATAAGTCTTGCGAAACCCCTCTTCGACCTTGTCTCCATACGTTCTGGATGCCCCCAGAGGAAGCTTCAAAACCCCTCCCATCCTGCCACCATGCTTGAAGAACCTGGACGCGAACCCCTGACGAGCCAGGGCTAACCCCCAGGCGTGCCGGGCATGTTCTACCAGCCTCTCACCATCTGTTCCGCTAACTGTGATGCCCCGCACATGAAACATGTTCTCTGGATTGATGCGATTGACTTCACCAGCCACTTCGGTGATGTACCAGAATCGCCCGGTTTTGTGGTCCATGTTGCAGTAGGTGCGGTCCGGCAACAGATGCATCATTTCCAGTGGCTCACCACGCCCACTGCGGGCAATGTAGGCGTAGCCGTTGTTCCATACGAGGGCATGCACCAGCAGTGTTCGCCAGAAGTGGAAAGCGGAATAGAACTCGCTCGACTGCCTGCGCACAATCTTGAACGCGGGATGCCTTTTGTCTTTTTCTCGCTCATCGTTGTCCAGCCGCTTGAAAATATCGAGCGGGAGCTTCGCCACATCGCCGCTGATCATATTGACGCACTGCCAGACGGCAGCAATGTCCAGAGACCGCTTCTCACTGACGTACTCGCCCGACTCCGTGCGCATGGTATCACCGAAGATGTCATACCAGACGTCCGCATCTTTAAGCGAGATATTCGGATTCTCCAGTGACGCTCGCTCTTCCGCGATGCCACCCATTCCGGCGATCCCGGCAAAGGTTCCCAGCTCCATCAGACGATCTCCATTTCATGATCTTCGTAGTAGGTCGGAGTTGGCGATTCCTCCGCTGCAATAGCCCGACCCAGAGCCATGATGGCCGCCACGATGCCATCAATTTTTTCGGACGATTTCTGCTTGTCCGGTCGCATGTTGCCAGATGAGTCTTCTTTGATGGTCATATTCGACGCCATCCACCTCAGCACCGGATTCTGACTGTGGACCACCTTCCCCGACAGCACCAGACGCTCAAACTGCTTGCAGGGTGAGGCAAAGTTTGCGAATGTCTGCCGAAACTCCGTCCAAACCTCGAACGCGACCCCTTTGGCAGTCAATTTCTGAACCAGGGCCGGGGCTGGCCCCCAAGGATCGTAGGCGATGTCGACCACGTTGAAACGGTTACAGATATTCGCGATTTCATCGGGAATCATTCCCTCCACATCCGCCACATTGCCGGGCGTAAGCGTGATGTGCCCCTGTTCCGCCCAATGCTTGATCTGTCGTTTGTCTTGGGCCGCCCGGTCATCGTGCGGATCTTCCGGGGACCAGAAATACGGCAGAAACGCATACTCGCCATCATCAAGAGGAAAGCACAGCACAAAGGCATTGACATCGCGTGTTGAGGCGAGGTCGAGACCGGCGTAGCACTTACGGTGTTGCAGCTCTTCCAGTTCGATGGTCCGGTCACAGGCGTCCCAGGCGGACATGGGAATCCACCGCACGGACTGCTCTGTCCACTGATTGAGATAGAGTCGACGAAAGGTGTTTTCGTAGCTGGGGGAACGCTGAGCCTTGCGTGCTTCGGTGGCCAGAAAGTCCTCCTGGACACTGACTCCAAGATTCGGATTTGCCTTGTGCCAGGTTGCTGGGTCAAACGGGTCATCGTCGGGATCTGCCGCAGCTAGAAAGGCAAAATACGTCTGTTCATCGAAGTGGCCTTCCAGAATCTGGCGAGCGAATTCGTGCTGTTCCCAGCAAATGGTGGAGCGGTCATGGCCTGCTGTGGTGATGGCAAATAGGAGCGGGTTGAGACGTGCCCCCATGCCTGACAACAGTGCATCCCATACCTCCCGCGTTTTGTGGGCATGCAGCTCATCAATCAGCACACGTGACGGATTCTTTCCCTGAAGGAAGTTGTAGTCCGACGTGAGCGGCTGTAGCACACCATTGTTTTGTGGGCAGGTTGATGAGTTTCGCCAGTGCTCCACATATCCACTCAACTGAGGGGATGGTCGGACCGACTTTTGAGCATCCCGAAATACTAGCGATGCCTGCTCGCGCTGAGTGGCTGCCGAGTATACCTCTGGTGCATTCTCTCCATCGGCAAGTAAACCTTGATTGGCGAATCCTGAAGCTAAAAACGTCTTACCGTTCTTTCGAGGGATCTCACAGTAGCCCACTGTAAAGCGTCGTTTCGGGCCACCTTTACAGTCACGCTGCCAACCGAAAATTGGAGCGATGATCAGCTGCTCCTGGAATGGCTCAGGCTCGAATCGCGTACCAGCCATATCGCCCTTCCAGTGGTACAGCAACTTGAAGAACGCAACGCAACGCTGGGCTTCGTCTTCATCCCAATGCAACCCATTTTTGCCTTCATTTTCCAGATCTCGAATCTGACGCTCAATACACAATATCTCCAACTTCGACTTCGGACGCTTGGAATTCCGCAGTCGTTCGAGAGCTTTCAGGCGGGGCGCGACTCCCTTTGTCCGCCGCTTGCGTTTGGACATTATCCGAACTTCAGGATCTTGGCGACCTGCGTCTCCTCATCGTTGGCATCTTCGACATGAGCCTTGAGCCCAGTTCGAGCTTGGGGGCTCATGCCAAAACGAGTCAGCACCTTATCGAGCTGGTCCCACGCTTTATTGCGAATGTCGACGGCTGGGTTTTTCTTTCTGATGTAGTAAACATTGTCACCGCCACCCCGTTGCTCATCGAGAACAAGACCGTTAGTGGCGATGTCCTCCACCGACTCCATATACATGTCCCAGGAGTCCGCACCGAGACGAAGTTGGAACCCATCAATCTTGGCGATTAACCCTGCATACAGAAGATTGCTGGAAACCACGTTCCAAAACGCCTGAGCTCGGGGAGTGAGATCGGGAGGCATGGTCGGAAGCTCTAGAGGCAAGCTGTCATCACCATGGCGATCCTTTCGGTGGGTGCCATTTTTCTTATGCTCAGTGACTGGTTTCTTCCGCTGAGGCAATTTGTCATCCAAAAAACGAACTTGCGAATCGCCAATAAACGTGCGCGTT